TACGGAATCCCACAGCTTCGACATGGGAGGCAGCTGTTTGATGAGCATGACCGGCGTGCCTGGCGTGATCCCGCTGATCGGGATGCGGGCGATCGGGATCCACACCGTGCCGGAGGCCGAGTGGATGCTGCCCGACGGGACGGTCGGATCGGCGGCCGTTCCGGTGTTTGGCGTGCCTTTGAGCACGGCGATGGCAGCGGTCTCGATGTTCTGACCGTTCCGCGTGTATTTGAGACAGACGAGGTCGTTGCGGTTCCGGCCGCTCACGCCGCTTTCGATGGTCGCGGTCTCAGCCTCGGTGACTCGCGCGTATCGTCCTTCGACCACGAGGTTGAGGACTGGGATCAGCGCATGGTTGGCGTCCTGCATGGTGACCGCGGGGAATTTCCCGTCAGCCCCCTGCAGCAGGTAGCTGCCGTTGCCTATGACCCCGGCTTGCATGGCGCCCATGTCGCCGCTGGTGATGTGCGGTGTGCCGCCCTTGCCTGTGATGAGCGTGGTGGTCATGTCAGTCCTTTCCCTCGGTAAGCCATGCCGTGTAGGCCGCGTCCTGCGTGGCGGCGAGTTTCTTGAATTCCTGCTGGCATGAGGTGCATGCCAGCGCCTCCTGCGTCACTCCGTCCGCGGTGGTGTGTTTGATCTGGTGCCAGTCGCTCGACGTGCGCGGATCTCCGTCGGTGAGGTATGCGCTGTCGTGGCAGCGGTCGCATGTGTATTTGGTGATGTTCGTGGTTTTTGCCATGATGTTCCTTTCAGGCGAGTCTTTGCCAGACGTGTCCGCCGATGATGGTGTGGATTTCCTTCCATGTGCCGCCATGGTCGTTGGGGTCTCCGGCGACGCACCAGTAGAGCGAGCCGATTGGGTGTGCGGCGAGGAAGGATGCCGCTGTCGCGCTGGATTGCGCGGTGATGGTGCCGTCCTGGCCGATGGTGATGGTCTTGCCATCGGGTTTGACGCCGCCGAGGGTGGCGGTGGATGCCACTGGCAGCGTGTACTTGTTCGCGCCGGACTGGATGCCGTCGAGCTTCTTCTTGTCTGCGGCGGCGAGGAGCCCGTCCGCCGATGATGTGGCCTGTGCGACGGTGATGGCAGCCGTCTCGTCGGTGCGGGTCACTGTGACTGGAGCCGATGCAGTGATGTCCAAGATTCGCGCCTGCGCCGCGGCCAACGCGGTCTGCGCCGTGGTGGTGGCCGTGTCGGCTTTTACGCCGGCCTGTTTGGCGAGGTCTCTGGCGCCTCCGATTTCGGCCGAGGCGTCGGATGCGGCCTTGTTGGCTTCGGTGGCGGTTTTGCGGACCGTTTCGAGGTCGGCGGCGGTCACATCGGCGCTGAACGTCCAGTTGGAGAGGGTGAGGCCGCTGCCGGCGTAGTAGGCGTGGCCGTCTCCGGAGCTTGATCCACCGCCGCCGGTCTCGCCGGTCGATTCCGTGGATGCGGTGGTCGCCTCGTAGGTTACGGTCGGGATGCCGTCTTCGATTTTGATGATTTTTTTGGTGATTTCGGCGGTGACCTTGATGCCGGTGGTGTTGTCGCGGCCGGTCACGGTGTCGCCCACGTCGAGGTCGATGCCGTCGGATTCCACATCCACGTCGATGCTGCCTGTATCTCGCAGCTCCTGGAGCTTTGTCTTGCCTTTGGTCTCGAGTTCGACGGCGTCGGCGTTGCTGAGCTCGTAGACGCTTGTGCGCTCGTCCGCGCCTTTGATGGTCTGCGTGTGGCTGAGCGTGCCTTTCTGGTCGGCGTACCAGTGGACGACGATCCTGTCCTTGAGTTCGCCCTTGCCGAGGCAGATCAGGTGGTTGATCGGATGAGAGGCGAGGGTCGCATCGAAGTCGATGAGGTCGGAGTCGATGAGGTCGCCGGCGGCCGTGATCGGCGGCGCGTCGACTGTCACGCCGTTCTGCGCTGCGGTGATGCGCAGCCGCAGTCCTGATGCGCGCAGCATCTTGGACAGGCCGCTCCACGCGTCGCAGTACCGGTCGAACTGCCAGCGTGCGGTTTTGGACGTGCCTTCCGTGACGGTGATGATGTCCTGCAGTCCGATACGGGAGATGACGGTGCGCAGGAGCGTGCCGATCGTGCCGCTCATGGTCAGGTAGTCCTTGCCCTTGTCGGGTTCGAGGATCTTCGAGGCGAGCAGGCCGTGCCAGTCGCGACCGTGGTAGGTGAGCTCGCCTTCGCCTCCGGTGACGCTGGTCTTCACGTCGTCGACGATGCCGCCCCAGCCTGTCCCGTCGACCCACCACCGGCATCCGGGCTGCAGACGTGCCGGGCATTGGAGGTCGAAGTCGTTCTCCCCCGACCCGTATGCCAGGTCGAGCGTCCATGAGGCGTACGAGCCGGTCGGGATGCCGTTCGTGTCGGTGACGATCAGGTCCATGGCGGTTCGCTCCTCTCTTCGATGGCGGTCAGGTCGAATTTGAATCCGCCAGCCCAGCTGATCGTGCTCGTGCCGTGTGGAAGCGGTTCGAAGATGTAGGTGCCGGATCCGCGTCCGGTGCCGCGTACGGCCTTGGCGAAGAGGTTCGTGTGCAGGCCGGTGTCGGAGATCATGATGACGGTCCTGGCGTCAGCGGTGCCGTCGATTTCGAGTCTGCTGCCGGCCGGAATGGTCGCGTCGACCTCGTACCGGTTGGGGCCGATGATGACGTACGGGTTGACGCATGGGCCGAAGATCGTGAGGCGTATCGGCTGCGGCATGCCGCTCGTGTTGGCCACGGTGTCTAGAATGCTCATGCCGCCGTAGTCGTGCGGATAGTCGTGCGGATAGTCAAGTCCGCTGCCGGCGTCGGTTCGCGGATCGTGATGCGTGGTGGTCTCCCTCCGCCATACGCCGTCCAGGAGCGCGACGGCAAGCTGCGTCTCGACCATCGTGGGCGTGATGGTCTGCGGCTCGCTTTTCGGGATCCACGCCCTGGTCTCCCATTCGCCGTCGGCCACGAGCGTGCCGGGCGTGCCGGCTGCCATGTCGGCGTCGGCGAGGCGGCGCAGCAGGTCGAGCGTGGCCGGCGAATCATGGATCCTCACCGTGACGTTCGTTTCGCGTGTCTTGCGGGTGACGCCGGTCAGGCCGCGTGCGCCGATGCTGTAGTCCCAGACGCGGCCGCGCAGTCCGGCGAGCGTTTCGCCGTACAGAGGCCCTTCGAAGCCGATTCGCTCACCTGTGGCGGCGCACGCGTATTCAAGCGATTGCACTTCTCACCTTCCTTGCGAAGTCGCGGTCCCCTATCGTCGGCGTACACCTGGCGATGATCGATCCGAGGTCGTCGTGCAGCGATTCGACGGCCGCGATGAGTTCCCGCAGATCGCCGTCGCCGGCATTGGCGCCGGTGCCTGCCGTGACGTTCAGCCTGCCGGTCTTCGACCAGTCCGCGCCGTCGAGGCTCATCGTGGAGACGAGCGAATCCATGGAACGGCTGACCACATGCGCGGAATCGTCGATGCCCAATGCCATGCCACGTCCGACCATCACGCCGACCTCGTCGCGGAACACACGCGACGGGGAATGGATGCCCAAAGCGTTCTTGGCCTTGTCCACCAAGCCCGACAACGCGTTGGTGATGCTGGAATACAACGAGCCGACCATTCCTGTGATGCCGTTGATCAATCCCTGGATGATGTTGCGTCCCGCGCTGACGAGCCAGCTTCCAGCGCCGGACACCGCGCTCCGGACGGTTCCACCGATCCCGCTCACGACGCTCCCGACACGGCCAACCATGTTGCTTACGGTGCCGACGATGCCGCCCCAGACGCTCGACACAATGCTTCCGACGCCATTCCACAACGCGGCCCACACGCTCCGGATTGTCGAGCATGCGGCGGATACCACTCCGCTGACCATGCCGACTCCCGCGGCGACGACGCCTTGGATGCCGCCCCACACTGCCGACACGATGCCCTGGATGGCCGACCACGCGGCGCTCCAGTTCCCGTTGACGACCGCGAGCGCCAGTTGGATGATGCCTTGGATGACGGCGAGTGCGGTGCTGATGATTGTGGTGATGATGGTCCATGCGCCTTGTACGACGGTGGTTATGGTGTTCCATAGTCCGTTCCAGACCGTGCTGATGATTGTGGCGGCGGTTTGGAAGATGGTTTGGATGTTCTGTATTCCGGCTTGCAGGAGTGGTGTGATGGTGGTGATGAATGTTTGGATGCCGGTGATGATCGCGGTGAGTGCGATCATGATGATGGGGCCGATCGTGTTCCAGACGTTTTGGAGGATGGTGGTGATGAGTGTCCATCCGGTTTGCCAGATTTGCTGGATTTGGCTCATGGTCTGGGTGATGAATGTTCCGATGGCTTGCAGTGCGGGTTGGCATGCGGTGCTGATCTGGTTCCAGATTCCCGTGAACCATGTGGCGAAGCTGTTCCAGAGTCGTTTGCCCGTTTCGGTTTGGGTGAAGAACCAGGTCAGTGCGGCCACGACCGCGGTGATGGCGGCGATGACGAGGACGAATGGGTTCGCGGCGAGGAGTCCTGTGAACAGTCCCCATGTGGTTCGCGCCGCGGTGGCGACTGTTCTGAACGTTCCGACGGCTGTCTGCACGATGCCGAAGTTGCCTGCGGTGGCTTTCAATGCCGGGCCGATGCCGCCGAGGTCGGTGGCAAGGTTGACGAATCCTGAGATGCCTTTTGCCGCTGTGGTGATTCCAGTGGCGCTTCTGCTGATGCCGTCCAATGCGGCTGGCAATGCTTTGAAGCCGGCGGATACCGCGCCGATGCCTTTGCTGGCGAGGACGAACGCGGTGATTCCCTTGGCCAGCGGGATGATGGCGTCGGCATGCGCCGACACGTAGTCGAGAAGACCTGACACGGCATGCAGGAGTGTTTTGAATCCGTCAGCGATTGCGGGCAATTGTCCTTTCGCCTGATTGTAGAGTTCAGAGAGCGGTTCGGAGATGACGTTCCAGACGGCTCCGGCAGCTCCCGACAGGGATGAGCCGAGTTCCTTCAGATCGTCCTTGAGGGAAGCGAGATAGGAGGCGAACTGTTGGACGGTCTGGCTTTTGCCGAGCTTGTCGAAGAAGGCGGCGGCCGTGGGGATGGCCTGTTCCAATCCCTTCTGCAATCCGGCGCCGACCTTCTCCAGCGTCGGTTTCACGGCGGCGGTGAACGCGTCGATGAGCGGGATGGCCTGGTTGAACAGGCCGCGCAGTCCGTTGAGGACGGGCGTGGCCGCGGTTTCGCCGAGTCGGCTCAACGCGGCCTTCACGTTCGCCAGCGCGCCGGTGAACGTCGTTCCGGCGCTTTGTGCGGCGCCGCCCAGGCCCTCCTGCATGGCGTCGGCGAAGGTCTGGAAGTCGATCTTGCCGTCCGAGACCATGTCGGAAACTTCGGCGCTGGTCTTGTTCAGGTGCTTGCCGAGCATCTGGAGGACGGGGATGCCGCTCGACATGAGCTGGAGCATGTCGTCGCCCTGGAGTTTTCCTCGGGCGGCGACCGATCCGAAGATCGTGCCGATGTCGGTCAGGCTCCTGCCGCTGATCTGCGCCGTGTCCGCCACCGTCTTGAGCACCTGGGTGAGCTCGCCGCCCTCCTTGATGCCGGATGCTGACAGGCTGGCCGCGACGGTCGCGGCGTCGCCCAGTCCGAACGCGGTGCCCTTGACGGATGCGAGGGCGTCGTTCATGATCTCGGTGACGCTTGCGCTGTCGTGCCCCAGCCCCTTGAGCTTGGCCTGCGCGTTCTCGATGTTGAGGGCGCGCGTGAAACCGCCCTTGGCGGCCAGTGCGGTGATGCCGCCTGTGATGGTGGCGATCGCGCCTGTGCCGACCTTGCCGATTTTGCCGAATGCTCCGCCGATCTTCGAGATGAGGGTGTTGGAGCCTTTCTTGGAGGCTTTGTTGACGGCGTCGCCGATGTCGCCTTCGATGCTTTTGCCGAATCCTTTGCCGGATGGTTCGACGTGGACGTATGCGACGCCGATGTCCTGTGCTGCCATCGTGTTCCTTGCTGTGTGTCGGGATTCCGATGGCGGTCGGGATCAGAGGTCGTCGTTGATGTGGAAGTAGGCTTTGAGCCGTTCCCTGTCCTCGCGCTGCCGACGGGTGAGGCTGTGCGTCGGTGTCGGCTGGCGGAGGGGATCGTGCCCGTGGTCGAACCATGGGCGTTTCTTTTGCTCGGGAGCGGTCAGCCATGCGGCCTGTTCGGCTCCGTCGGGCACGTAGACGGCGTTCTGCAACGCCATCCACGAGTGGCTTGTGTGGTCCTTGAGGATCTCGCGGGTCAATGCCCATGCGAGTCCCCAGTCGGTTCGCGGGCGGGCTCCCGCGATCCATTCCTGGAAGCGTACGGGCCTGTAGATCTGCCCGTACGCGCGGATCCAGTCGTAGGCTAGTGCCGCGCGGTGGTTGTTCCAGAGGTGGGCGAGGTAAACGCTTTTGGGTCCAGTCCGGATTCGTCGGCCCATGCCTTCACCGTGGCGATGAGGTAGGCGATCGGACGTTCCGTCTTGCGTAGCACGTTCCAGAAGTTCGGCTTCATCGCCTGGAAGTACGCGAGGAACGCGGCCATGCACGCGCTGGTCTCCTCGTCGGAGAGCGTCGGCCTGCTCTTGACCAGGAGGATGGCCTGCACGAGTTCGATGGGCAGTTCCGCGTTGTTGAGGTTCGGCAGGTCGAGTTTCGCTCCGGCGACCTCGAGGTGCACGTCGGGCTTGAGCTCCTCGGCGTCGGAAAGGTCGACTTCGACCATGTGGTAGGTGTTGTCGCTCATGTTAGCTCCGTTCTGATGTTGGCGGTTGGTAAAAGGATCCCGTGCGGTCGACCGCCATCGGCCGCACGGGAAGAATCGATGGGCTACTTGGCGTCTTCGGTGACGAGGCCCCATGCGTGGAACTGTTCGCCGTTGGTGCCCTTGAGCATCTTGAACGTCATGCTGAAGTTCATGATCTTGCTGGATTTCAGGCTCACGTCGTCACGGTCGGACACCTTCGCGTTGGTGCCGTACATGAGGAAGGGGCGGTCCTGCTGGTCGAGCGCGACCAATACGAGGATCCATTCCTTCTTCAGGCCGGCGCCCTTGATGCTGATGCCGCCGTCGGATTCCACATCCACGTCGAAGTAGGCTGACACCACGTCCTTGCGGCCCTCCATGGCGGCGAGCTGCAGGGTCCAGTAGCCCGGATCCGTGTCGGACAGCACGATGTCGCCGTTGTGGGCCTTGTAGTCGGTGCTGTCGCCCGGTTCCGGATGCAGTACGGCGCCGTCCTCCGTGGAGTAGCCGATCGGCTTCTTGCTTGCCGGCGGGGTCCAGGCCACTCCGGTCGGAGCCACGAACGTGCTGTCGCCCTTGGGGAACAGGAACAGCGCGTAGTTCTTGATCAGGCGCACGTTGCCTGCGGTGTTGCCGCTGGACACGTACCCGTAGTCGGTCGCGCCCTGCGCGGCGACGGTGGTTTTTTCGTTGTTGTCAGACATTCGTCTGCACCTTTCCGTTCTTCGCGTGTGGCGGCACGTTGTCTTTGGTTGTGTTTCAGTTGACGGTGACCTCGAGCAGGAGCACTCCGTACGCGCACACCAGCCTCTTGTCCTCGTCAGTCATGCGTACCGGCCCGGATTCGAGTGACGCGTCGATGAGCGGCGCGACGGTTCCGAGCCCGATGATCTCCCTCGCGATGTCGGCCCACAGGCGTGCGGCCTTGTCCCAGTCGCCCGTATGGTCCTCTCTCATGCAGCGCACGCTCAGCCGCAGCCGCACGTACTGCGAGATTGGGGTGCTCATGCCTTGCATGGAGTCGGCCAGCGTGGCTTCGGTGAAGGGAGGTTCGAGGTCGCTTCGTTCGATGGTGTCGAACGTCACGTCCGGGAACAGTGTCCTCAGTTTGGGCAGGAGCAGGGGTTCCGTGCGCCGGGGAGTGACCGGGATGCTCATACGCGCATCCTTCCGAGCGTGTCCTCTAGCGTGCCGTGCGCCTTCTCCACCGGTGCCGGGCAGATGATCGCCACGCCGCTGCGGTTCTTGCCGTCATGGTCGCGGACCATGCAACGGTCATCCTCTACGGCGGCTTCGGCCGCGTCCCTCATGCGCGAGCGCAATGTCTCGTTTTTGAGGACCTGTTGGCTGAACGCCTTGCGGTTGAATACGAATCTGCATCGTTTGGCCATGCTTATCCTTCCCGTTCGCCCACGGTGATGACGTCGCCGATGTGGCGTCCGTGGAGGTTGTTCCACACTTGCGGTTTTCCTTTGACGGGCAGGAGGATGCCTCTGACTTTGATCAGGTCGGTGGCTTGGATGCCGGTCGGTTGGCTACCGCGGATGTGGATCGTGTATTCGATGGTCTGCGGGCTGGCGTTCTCCTCGGTCTGGTCGGTGGTGGAGGTTGGCGCGACCATCGCCTGGAACGTGCCGACGCGGACGGGTTTGCCCTGGATGGGGTTGCCGTCCGTGTCGGTGGTGGACTGGCCGCGCCACACTTCGATGGTTTCCACTAGGACGTCTCCCCCGTTGCCATGTCGACGCTGAACGCGCGCTGAGCGTTGATGCCAAGGATGCGTTTCTCGTCGTCGCGCAGCCAGAGATCGCCGGTGGGCGCTCCGAAACTGTATTGTTCGCTGAAGCTGCCGGTGGTCTGGTTCATCTGCGTGATGCCGCCGGGAATGTCGTACGGGTCGGCCTGCATGATTCTGCGGACGATGTCGCAGGTGATCTTCGTCAGCAGGCGTGGCCGTTCTTTTTGGAGACGTTGCCAGTTCGGGGAGCGTTCCTTGATGTAGTCGGTCACGTCCGCGAGATGCGTGTCGGCCTTCTCACGTTCCTCGTCGGTGAGTTTGTGCCACCTCTGTTCGAGGTCGACGGAGGTGGCGAACACGTCTGGTTCGACAGTCATGTCGGACTCCGTCAGGCGGTGAGCAGGACGAAGCGGTTGATGTCGCGGATACGGAAGCCGACCTCGATTTCGATTCGCACGGCGAACATGTTGTGCTCCCACAGGTTGACCTGCTTGCCGTCGATGGTGATGGACGCCTGGTCGGAGATGCTGGTCTGCATTCCTTCGACGGAACCCCATGCGGCGGAGGAGAATTCTCCGCACACGCCAAGGATCTCTGCCTTGGCCGGTCCCGGTGTCTCGGATACGGCGGGCACGTGAACGCCCTTGCTGATGTAGGTGCGGTTGCCGAGCACGGTGCTCACGTCGGAGGCGGCGGTGCCGTTGAGGAACAGGGGGCGTCCGTTGTTGTCGGTCGCCTGCCGGAGCACACTGCGACCCTGGGTGCTCAACGCCCAACCGTCCACGGTTCCATCCGCTTCGGACACGAGGTCGTCGGCTTTGTTCAGGTTCTTCCACACGTCCTTGCCGATGCTGACGGTCTGCGCGCTCTTCAGGGTGTCGAAGTCCGCACCCGGAGCGTCGACGAGACCCATGATGGTCTTGTCAAACGTGCGGGCGATGGCTCCCGGACCCTTCGCGACCACTTGGTCGTAGAGAGCGCCGAAGTCTCGGCGGAACTGGTTGGAGAACGGCATGATGACCGCGATGGTGTACGGCAGCATGTCCTTCTTACCGAAGGTGACGCCACTCTTCGGCTTCTCCGCACCCTCATTGACCCATGCGGCCTCCGGATCGCCGATGATGATCGGCACGCGAGAACCGTTGCCGGGCAGCTTCATCTCCGGCACGAGCTGCATGAACGCGCTCTGGTATTTTGCGGTCTGCCAGATCTCCGCCTGGGTTTCAGGGTCGAGGTCTAGACCGTTGCTTTTTCGTGTCATGGACGGATCTGTCATGATTTGTCCTTTCAAATGAATGTTTTCGCTGGTTGAATCACAGGAGCGTATTGCTCATGGCGTTAACGAAGTCCTCACGGCTGGAGCGTTTCGTCTTGGCCTGTCCGGTACGGGCGCTCTGGTCCGCAACCGTGCCGCGGGAACGCATGTCGACGAACACCTTCATGAGTTTCTCGGCGTATTCGCCAATCTGCTTCTCGTCGTCGCCCGCGAGGACGCTCGGGTCGGTGATGCCGTGTTTGGCCGCGACGTTGGCGCGTATCGTGGAGAGCTCCTTCTCGTGTTCAGCCTGTTTGGCTTCGCTTTTGAGCTTCTCGTTCTCCTCGAGCGCCTTGGAGAGTTTCGATTCGAGGTCGGCAGTCTGTCCGGCCTTCTCCTTGAGCTCCTCGTAGTCGCTTTTCCTGCCGCGTTCCCTGCCGAGACGCTCGTTGATTATGCGGTCGACTTCCTCCTGGGTGAAGGTCCTCAGCTTCGCGTTGTTCACGTCCTTTGGGGCCGGAGAGTGCTGTTCCGGCTCCTGTTGGCCGTCCGCGCCGGTCTGGTTTTCTTCTGCCATGGTTGGTGGCTCCTTTGCTTGTTCTTGGTTTCCACGCCTGACGCCGGCGAGTTGACGGCCATTCTTGTTGGTTTCGCGCATGGCTGCGCCCCGCCCCATCGCTGGGGTGTGAAAGGTAAAAGAAAAGCCATCACGTTTCGACGTGATGGCTTTCTGGGATTCAGAGATTTCCCAGCGCTTTTCTTCGCGCGTATTCGGACCGCAGCTCGTCGGTCGACACATAGTCGCCGACGGACCAGCGCTTCTTTCCTTCGTTCCTGACCCATTCATATTCGTCCTGTGGCATGGAGATATCGCCATACTTGCGTTTGATTTCCGCAAGATGGCGCTCATCGGTGACTTCCTTCAAATCACCGGGCATAAACGTGAAACGGTCGGAACGATCCATAGGCTCAATCATAGCAGTCTCAGATAAACGATCGGTCTGCCGTCGGATGCTCCAAGCCCTTCGAAACGAAGAGCCCTTCCTCTCGGCAGAAGAATTTCGTATTCTCCCGGATGCTGAGTGATCGGCTCCACATACACGCCGGCGCTTCCCGGCGGTACCAAGATTCTTGTGGCGATGCGGTCTTCCCCATCAACGTCAATGCCTACCTCCTTGATGCTGGTGGCCATGTAGCCGATGTGTTCGAAGGTGCGACCGGTATTCAAATCGAAAAGCGACTCCATGTCGTTGACGTGGAACGTCGACAACCGCATCTGCCTGTCGACCGTGAAACGTTCTCGGGTGATATGGTCGGATATCGCTTCGTCGATGCATTCGACCTGATGGATGACGTCTTTCGACGGGTTTCGTCCGCCGAACAGGTAGCCGTTGATACTTTTGTAGCTGTCTCCGGTCCAATCCATCAAAGCCGCGATCTTCTCGTCGTTGGAGAATCTATCTCCAGGCATCCTGACGCTATAATCCGACAATCTCGATAGTTCGGAAGCACTGATTGGAATCGATTTGCCGCTCCATCGAATCGTCGGTTGGGCAGTCACACCATCATTGACCTCATCGTGATAGATGCGTCTCAATTGGGCTAGCGTGTCACGCCAGTCGCCGTCATCGCCGGCCGCAGCCTTGGCTGCCTGGTACATTTCACGATACTTGTCCGGATCGTATCCTTTGAGTTTGCTGCTGCCCCAGCTTGGCACGATGTCGCAGTCGCAGTCCGTATGGTATTGCATCTGCCGTCCGGCGGTGTCCTCGCTCAGGTAGGCGAAGCCACGCGAGGCGAGCATAAGGCAGAACGCGCATGTCTTAGCCCCTCGCGGCACACGCGCCCAGCGAGGCTTGGTGGGATCGTTGGCCACAGCCCTCTGCATGGTCAGCCGCCCGACGGTCTGAATCAGATTCTGCACGTATTCCAGCGCCTGCTCCTCGTCAGCGAACGTGGGCCACAGGTCGTCGATGGTTCTTCCGGCGTTGTTGTGAACGGCTCCGTTTTCATCTGGAATGACATCCTTGTAGTGCAATCCCATGAAGTCAGTGTTGTTGAAACCGCCTTCCATCTGCCAGACCGCGCGGTCGGCGGTGATGGAAGGCGGCTCGTATTCCGGCATATCGATTCCGCCGTACTGCGCCCACAGGTCGCGTACGTGGCCGTAGTAGTCGGATGCGAGCCTGCTGGCGGCGTCGGCATACCGGTTGATCTCCGCTTTGATGAGCTCCTGGCTTTCACCGTCCCAGACGAGGCCCGAGACACTGTTGCCGGCCTCCTTCTGCAGGCGGCTCATGGTGTCCGTGTAATCCTCGTACAAATCATTGAGGTCGAGTTCAAGCCTTCTGCGTCGTTCCGGCGGCAGGTTCAGACTGTTCGGGCTCATTCATACCGCCTTCCCTCGCCGCCGTATCGGTCTGCTGCTCCGTCTGTTGGCGCATGCCTCGAATCTGATCGAGTACCTGACCGGCCTGGGCCTTGCGCTGGTCGGCCTTCAGCCGGACGATCTCGCTTCGGCTCAATCCGGCGCGTGTCATGCCGACCTCGCTGTTGGCGAACGAGTCGATGCTTCCAGCGAGCTTGCTGAATGCGTCGGCGCTCATGGAGCTCGACGGCGTGTTCGGGTTCTTCCAGTCGACCTGCAGTTTCATCAGCTCCTCGTCTGACACCGATGGATCCTGCATCCGTGCCACAAGACGTGCCGCCTGCAGGATCGATTCACCGAAATCGCGATCGCAATGGCGCGCCTCGATAATCAGGTCCTCGCGCTGCGCCTCGGTCGCGTCGGCGGACGTCGGATTCGCGTCGGACACGATGCCGAGCGAGCTGGCGGGAATGTTCATCGCACTGGCGAACATCGCCGCCCAACTTTTCAGCATCGTCAAGTGCGGGTCCATACTCGACGCGGCCAGTTGCGTCACGGTCGGGGACTGCCCGTCGATGTCCTTGCTGATCATGTTGTAGCGACCCATATAAAGCTTTAACGCGTCGTCCGTGCCCAACGAGGCGAGTTCTTCGGAAGTGCCTGTCAGCAGGATTTTTGGGAACGCGTAGAATTCGGCATTCGCTTCGGCGCGCACGATGGTGCGGTTCGCGCCGTCGATGATGGCCATAGCGTCCCGGCTGATGCGGGAGCGTCCGAACGGTTTGACCTCGGTAGCCTTGTAGGCGAGGCGGAACACACTGCACTCGTTGTCGATGGTGGGTTGCTCATCGTCCACGCGCCACCAGTAGCCGAGACGGCGCTGCACGCTGATGTTGCGGTCGGGCATGTAGAGCACGAGTCCGGTGGCCTCGTTGTTGTCGTCAACGTCGGTGATGGCCATGCACGCCCTGACCCGCCGGTCAGGGTAATCCCAGACGGCGGCCGAGCTTTCCGCGGTATGCGTGCGGATGAGCGGTCTTCCTTCGAAGTCCCGGACGACGCTGAGGAACGAACAGCCGTGAATGAGCGCAGTCTGGATAGCCTGCTGCAGAACGCTAGTGAATCCGATGCGGCTCATGAAGTCCTGCAGTTCGAACGGGTCGTCCACGCCCGGCGAGACGAATCCCTCGAACACGCAAAGCTCAGCGAGCATATCCACAGCCTTGCGCGCCCACCCAAGCGGCGTGTAATGATCCTTGATGGACTTCGGCACAGTCAGTCCAAAATCAACCAGTGGCTCCTTGGCCTCGTAGTAAGCGGTGAGTGTTCGGTTGCGGCTCGCATGGCGCGTCCACACCTCGGCGAGTTCACGCAGCAACGCGTTCTCCTCACCGGAGAGTCCGTCGATGTGCGTCGGCACGACGAGTTTCGGCACCGTTCCGGCTCCTCCCGTAGGTTTCCACCCGTCCGGCGCTGCCGTTGTCTGGATGTCGCTCATTTAGATTCCTCCGATGATCTGTCGTCTTCCCGGATGTCGCTTCGTCGTGCACGCCCCGTACAGGGCGAGTGTGGTGGACACGAGCGGCGTGATGTCGACATCACTGCCGAGTTTGTTCCAGGCGATCGCGCCGGACTGCCCCAATGGGCGCGTGGTCGCGCCCTTGACGGCTGCGGCCAGCTGCGGCTGGTATTCGTCCCGCGGGTGCTTCAGCGTTCCGGCTTTGAGCATGTCGAGGAACCGGCCGCATGCGCGGCCCATCTCCTGCATGTTCGTGACCATGACCTTCACATGTGCTTTCTTCAGTTCCGGCAGCAGGCTCATGGCGGGCGACTGCGCGTCGATGACCACGCTGGCGGTCTTCGGCCAGCGTTCGGCGAGCCAGTCCACGGCCCACATGGTTCCCGCCTGCCGCGCGTCCTTGATGTTCGCCATCTGGATGATGGCCGAACCGTCCGCGTACCGTAGCGCGGCTCCGATGGTCAGCACGCTCCTGTCCGGAGGCATGTCGATGCCGAAGCTCATCGTGCCGCCCTCGGGCACGTCGTCGATGGCCGCGGCCTGCCACAGGTCGGGGCTGATGGCGTATGCGGTGGCGGTCTCGTCCCATATGCCAAGCGCCTCACGACGGAATGAATCGTCCGACAGGTTGTTGCGCATGCGCATGATTGCCTGTTCGCTTGTACGTTTCGGATAGCTGGGATTCGCTTTAGCCCACTGTTCGCGGTCGTCCGAATCCGCGTCCTTGTCGGCGGCGAGCTCCACGTAGAGGAGGTTTCCGTCATGGTTCAGCGCGTGCATGCGTTTCTCCGTGAACGCCTCGCACTGGTCTCCCGGCTTGGGTGGATTGCCCATATACACGACCAGGGGGTTAGGACTCGTGTTCAAAACCGGAATCATGTTGTCCATCGCGCGCACTGTGAGAATCTGCGCTTCATCGAACACAGCCACGTCCACGCTGTGCAATCCTCGGCCGAAACCGTTTTCGCGGGCGCCGAACATGATGCGGCTGCCGGACGTGAACGTGATCTCCTGTTGGCCGTTTGCTCTGCGGATGCGTTCCACGTACCGGCCGAGCACTGGATTATGCTCCATCTCGCACATGTCCGCGAATGTCTCGTCGCTGGTGCGCGTATGGTGGGCGGTCCAGATGGCTTTCAGGTTCGGTGTGAGTATCGCCTTGAGGAACAACGCGGTGCCGACGGTGAAGGTCTTGCCGATCTGCCTGCAGCTGGACAGCACGGCGCCGTCCGCGCCACACGCATACTTGCCTTCCGCGTTCTTGGCGAACAGAAGCCACAAGAAGCCCTGCTGCCACAAGTCGAAACGGATGCCGGCCTTGCGCGCGGCTTTGTTGATTCGCGTGAACTCGCTGCCAACGATGCCTTCCGGCTGGCGGAGGACCTTGGCGATTTCAGACAATCGACGCTCCGACATCGTCCGTCACCTCGTCTTCCTCATCGTCCAACAGGTCGGTCAGACCTCCGCCCTGGAGTGATTCGATGCGTTCGCATACGTCGATGAGCTGGCGGCTGATCGCAGGCAGTGCGTTTGCCGGTGTGGACGTGTCATCCATGGCCTTCTGCAGTCGGTCACGGTTGGCGCGCAGCATGTCCAGCATGCTGCCGTCCATCATCCTCTCGAAGCTCCGCTGGTCGAGATCCCTTTCCGGCTTCTGTTTCGTTTCCACGGCTTTGACGGGCGGCTTACCGTTCCGGTCCTGTGCGGGCCGATTCTTTTTCCGACGCCGATAGTCTTTCTGCCTGCATTTCGCGGAGCAATATTTCTGTTGGCTGCCCTTACCACTTGGCCTAAATTGCTTACCGCATACTTCGCAAATCATTGCGTTTCCTTCATTCCAAAACCAGTGAGGAACCCGAGTTCTTCGCGCAATCTTGTTGCAGCAGCTTCCGCCCGTGCAAGCGTCTTGAATGGACCTCTCTTGTATGCCTTCCTATTCTTGATAACCTCAACTTGCCATGCTTTTCGATCGTTACGCCAGTAAACACCACGGATTCCGGATTTGCTGTTCTTATTACAGGAAACACGATATTCGGAATTCTCCTGAACCGTTACTGCTCTCAAATGGTCTGGATTAACGCATGAACGGTTGTGACAGATATGATCAATCACCATCCCATCTGAGATAAACATGTTATGAGTCAATGCATATGCGAAGCGATGTGCCGGAACGGACGTCTTTGCCAGACGGAATGTGCCATATCCCTTTGGGTGATGAGCACCGTTCCATTCCCAACATTTACTAGGGTCAGTGCTTCTGAAGTATTTATTAAATCGTTCTATGTCAGATGCTGACGCTTTGAAAAAGGCCATATTCCGCCTTTCATTCAACGTATGCGTAACACAATTCGTTACGCTTAAATTTCAAGAGAAATATCGGCACTGCACCCGAGGCGACCACAAGGGGGTATGACCGGGTACCCTGCCCTGGTATCGGGTCAGATGCCGAACGTTTTGAACGGCATCGAGCTTGGTTTGATGGTCTGCTTGCCGGCCAGCAGCGCTCGTGCGTGTTCGTCGGTCTTGTCGCTCTTCATCCTGTTGCAGATGCGGTGCGTGAGCCTGCAGTTAGTGAAGCTGTACGGATCACCGCCGCGTGAGACCGGTATGAGCTCATCCACCTCAGCGCTCATCGGATGTGGTGTCTTCAATGTCTTGTCAACTGGCTTGCCGCAGATGGCGCACACATCGTATGCGGCCAGCACTCTTTGCCTGAGCATGCGCCGCCGGTATCCGTTGCTGACCCGCTCGTTGCGTCGCTTGCTCATGGTTATTCCTTCGTATGAAGTCCTAGCATGGCCGACCAGGTGTCGACTAGGGATCCCGTCATCTGCGGATATCCCCTCCCGAGGTTATTCATGGAGCGCCTTCGGCGGGAGTCGAACCCGCGCATACACGCGGCCGCAAGGAAGAGGATCCGAAGATCTGCGACCGGTGCGATCTGCCACTGATTCCTACGAAGGCATGGACAGGCGGTTTGAGCATCACCGCATCACGTAATCGCGGGATTGGCTTGCCTGCCGCTGTTGATGTATGCCCACTCTGACGTGGAGCGGGCGAAGCGTGTCCGATATGCCGTTCGGACAGGACGGTGTTACGCAACCCAAGGAGTTAGGAGAATCCAAGGTGGATATGAAAAGGGTTCAAACCGCATGTCTTCGGTTTGAACCCTCTAATCCACTGACAATTGTGCGTTGCACTTTCGATTTTGTCAAATCGAGTCGCGTCGCACGACCTGTCCATGCACGTCGGAAAGCCTGTACAACGGCTGCCCCTTCACGTTTTCGCCAACCGGCTGGAGCCTGCCGCGCTTGCGCCATGAGCGAATCGTGTTCGCGTTGCACTGGAATCCGCATTCGCGCAGCAGTTCCGCACACTCCCCCGCCGTGAACGCGCGTCCCGACCGAACACATTCCCTCAGGAACCCCAGCCGCACATCCGCCACAAGGTAAGTGTTGCCGCACACGGGACATGCAACGCTTACCGCGCCGACCGCCGCTGTCAATTCGACTCCGCACAGCGGGTTCGGGCATCTTCCGATGCCATGTTTCGCAGTCGGCACGTCGATGATGTCCAGCGTCTTTCGAACCATCGACTCCCACTCATGGTAGAAGTCGGCGATGTCAGGCAGGCGGCGCAGTCGAGGACTGCCGGCGCAGACACGCAGCATGTCCACCAGCGGCGGATGCACGCCACAGGTAGCCCAAGGCATGGCGGGCGGAGCATACAACCGGCGCCAGAGTGCGATCGCGGCATCCTCGATGGCCTGCATGTGGTCGAGCACCGGCAATCGGATTGGCGTCGGCGCGGCTGGAAGGTTGACGCGTCCAGGCTGGCGGCCTCCGTAATGCGCGGTCGAGTCCAGGAACTCATGCAGCGAATCCAACCATGCTGGATATTCCCGCAGCCAGCCGCGCAGCAGCCCATCGCATCTCGCGCACATGGTGTCGCCGACAGCGCATCCTCCGCCGCAGACGAGGCACACACCGGCGAGCGCTGGTGTTGTTTGGCTGGTGTTTGTTGTGGTGTTGGTGGTGGTTGGTTGGGATTCGTTGTTTTGTTCGTTCATTTGTTCGATTCCCTCCGGCGTGGTAGTCTGGTTTGTGGTAATGCCAGAGCCCGGCCGGAAGGTCGGGTTCTTTGTTTTATTCGGTGGCGGAGTCCTGTTCTTCAAGGTTGACGTGTTCGATCTTGGCTCTGCGGCGGAGCAGATTGGCGTATGCGTCCATGACGTCGAGCTGCCTGCTCAACAGGCTAATCGGACAGACGGGCTCGAAGTCAAGCGTGCCATCCGCATACCGCTGCAGCATGTCCCTGAGCCTGCCGGCACGAGCGGTCAACTCACGGTATTCGACGCGCATCCGCTCCTCATAATCGGATCCGTCGGCGCTCGCGGGTTGCGCTTGGTCGGCGGTGGCGAGCACTTCGATGGCTTGGCGCAGGTATCCGTCGCGGATCCATTCGGGTGCGGTCTGCCATTCCTCGTGGATGATTTCGGTGGAGTCCTTGCGGAGGGCCCATTTGAGTCCGAACAGGCGTTCGGCGACGGCTTCGGTGCGCGCGTCCTCGGCGGCAGTGGCGGTTCGAGTGTTTTCGCTCATTGTTCCGGTTCCTTTCCGTGGGATGATTTATGGCCGGTCTTCCAGATGCTGTGCCAGAACAGCCAGATCATCCAGGCTGGCACTTCGGCCCAGATGGTCAGGTACGGCGAGACGGCGTAGATCTTCCACCACCTGCCGCAGATGACGCAATGCTCTATCCTGCGCAGGCTGTCCTCGCATTGCGCCGGACCGATGCCATTGCTCGCGCAAATGAATATCCCGACCGCGCTCCGGCACGCATGCGGCGAGCGCCGTTTGTTACGACTGATGCCGTGCATCATTCCGCCTCCTTCTCAAGGATGTAGACGATTGTCGGCGGGAATGATGGCTCATAGCATATGTTCGGCTCCACCTCGTACTCGCCTTTGCCGCCGAGTCCCGGCAACACGTCGGTGCGCATCACGCTCCATCCGTCGGAAAGCAGACCGGCGAGCGCTTCCGTATTCTGCAGCTTCAGCGTGTACACGTCTCCGCTTGCCGCGTACATAACCGGCACTACCTTAAATTTCCTACTCACCGCTCCGTCTCCTTCTGCTCGTCCAACCACTTCTCAAAAAGCCGGTAAATGTCCAGCGAGATGGTCCTCACCGGCTGGAACTTCAGCCGTCGCATGCAGTCGGCGCACACCTCGGTGACTGTCTTCGCCTGACCGCCATAGATGAGGCCCACGGAATAGACAGGACTCGAGCACCACCGGCCGCACAGATCGCAGGTGTGTATGTCCATCGTGACCAACTCGTCACGCTGCGGCAGGAACGGATTCTCCGTATCCCTTTCCTCCACGGCATCGGCGAGCGCCTTTCTGATCTCATCCTTGGCGGTGAGGTAGGCGTGATACCGGATCGACGAACTCTCATAGAGCGGCTGGTTGCCGTCGCGGGATGCGGCGCGCACTGCCGCGAGTTCCTGGTCGATGAGTTTGTCGAGCGCGCTGATGGCGGTGTCTGCGTCCGTGTTGTTCATTGCTGTCTCTTTTCCTTGTCGTGTTCCACCACACATCTGATCAGGGTGTTGATGGTGATTTCGACCACTTAGCGTTCCTCGTCGTCTTCCGGCGCGATGTATATGCCGCCGTCCTGGATTCTGATTTTCATCGTGGTTCCTTATCTGCGCCGCTGACGTGATCCCAGTCGCATGAGATTCCGGATACGCCGTGGCTGCCGGCGGTGATGACGCAGTCGACTCGTCGTGTCTCGGACAGCGTGACGATGCATTCCTTGATGCGTTCGTCGCTGGACTCTTCGGAGCATGTGGTGCCGGTGGCGGCGATGGCGTGGGCCGGGGTCGACGTCTTGGACGCATTGCCGCATCCCGCGAGCGCGGCGCAGAGTACGAGGGTTATGGCGGTGAGGGCGGCGCATATGGTGTTTCTCATTGGTTTCATTCCTTTCCGTAGATGGCGAGGCTTCTGATGCCGTCGCCCATGCTGTTGGAACATGTGTTCGGATCGTGGTCGATGATGTCGTTTCCGATGCCCTGGAAGCGGAGGCTGGCGGTGCCGTCCGGATGTCGGATGAGTTCGAGTCGTCCGTCGATGATGACGTCCTGGTCTGTTCGGGCGATGCAGCGGCGGCCGATCAGGATGGCCGGGTCGGCCGACCGCCATTTATGCAGCGGGACGTTGACGCTCACCGCGGCTCCTCGCCTTCGTTTCCGCCTTGGGCGTCCTTTCCGGCCGCGTCGTAGCCTTCGTCGTACACGTCGTCGAGCAGCGTCTGGAACTCGGGAGAGGCGAAGAACGTGCTGATGGCGTCCTTGGCCACGCGCCTCCATGGCTCCTTGCCCTCCATGGGCATCTCGTTCCATGGACGTGGATGGCGGGCCCCGTTGCTATACCAGCGCAGGTAGATGGCCTCGGCCACCTTGTTCTGCGTCTCCAGACCGATCGGAATGGTCTCCTGGTCTGCCATGATGGCTCCTTTCAGTATGTTTCCGGCGGTTCCGGCGCGGTACGGTCCGCAATGATGTAGGCGGCGAGCGCGACGCATAGGGTGAGGATGATGAGCAGGACATGCAGGGCGAGCCATTGGATGGGGATCCAGTGGTGGAGGCCGATGCCGATGATCGGCCGGATGATGGCGTGCGGCACGATCAGCAGCGCGGTGAGGGCGAACAGCGTGGCGAACCAGTCGCCGACGCGGTTGGAGATGCGGTTGATGGTCTGTTTCATTCCGAGGTTCCTTTCATTGTTGGTACGGTTCATGGCCTGTTGGCCATCCAGCCGATCAGGATGGCGGCACATAGGAAGATCACTGCTGCGATGTCCATCACCTTGCTGCTTCCGTGGCGACGTATCGGACCGGATGATCGGCCAGGTGGCGGATGATGCGCGCGTATTGGCGGATGTCACGGTCGAGGCATGTGCCGGTGCGGTGGGCGCTAGCCACAGGCGTCTCCTCTTCCGGCCTCACATCCCAGCCGGCGGCTTCGAGACTGTCGCGGAGGGTGGCCATGTCGATGCGGTGGTAGTGCAGCGGGAGGTTCGGGCAGAGTCGGCCGATGAAGTCGAGGTCGAACTGCGGGTTGCTGCCTGCCGGATGGAGAGTGAACGACTGCGCGAGGCTGTCGACATATTCCTCTAGTCCGTTCGCCGTCGCCGCTTCCGTATATCCGGCATCGAATGCGTCTTCGAGCAGTCCGTTGGCGCAGTGCATGCGCCACGCCTTGAAGTTCTCATCGGTAATGGAGACATTTCGTCCCGCCAATCCGATGACGCGGCGGAAACCTCCGACGCACCGCACGCCTCTCATGTCGGTGCAACGCATTTCCACCTCGAGGATCCTGTCATGGTCCGGGTCGAGTCCCGTGGTCTCCACGTCCATCCACAGCAGCATGTCCTCTTTGGCTTTTTCCTCGCTCATCATTGGTTTCCTTTCGTTCGGAGGAGAATGATTTCGGTCTGCGTGAGCGGTGTCGCGGTCCCGTCCATGTTCAGCCGCAGCCACCGGCCTTCCCAGTCGAACACCGGCACATCACGCGGATCCGCGCCGAACGGCACGATTAATCCCAGCCGCTCCGCCTCGGCCACATGCTGGTGGACCCACCCATGGCAGCCCGTGGTCCCACTGCCGCACAGCTCGACGATGTTGGCCGGACTGTGCCTCACATCCGGATCCGCCGCCCGCCGCAGTTGACGGTGATGGCCGGAACGTCCGGGCCAGCATGACGGGTCATGGATGTTCGTCCCGCAACGCAGGCAATGCCAACCCTGACGCTCCAAAGCAGCACGCTTCGAATCAGCAAACTCACTCACAACGCACCCCCTCCTGCATCAGACCGTCAACCAGCACCAAACACGAAGTGCAATTGGCCCTCAGCCCCGCCGCCATCGCCACGATGCCGTCATCCGCCCTGCCACCGGCGAGCGCTCGCAGTTCGATTGTGCTGGCGGTCTGGGCGGTGTCGGTGAGGAGACGGCTGAGTCTGTCGAGTTGTTCCCTGGTCATTGGTTGTTCTCCTCGTCTTCCTCGTTTTCGTCGGAGTCGGCTTCGCTGATGGCGGCGGCGAGCTGGTCGAGGTGGCTGGTTTCGTCGTCGGCGGGCGTGTAGCCGAGGTCTTGGAGGATTTGGTAGTAGCCGGGGATGCGTCTGCTGGTGTCGTTGACGGTGGTCCAGTCGGTCGGGTCGATGAACCATTCGATGCGTGCGGCGAGGATTTGCACCGCCCAGACCGCCCAGTCGGGTTCGTCGAGGTGGTAGCGGAGTTCGGCGAGCGCCCGTTCCGGTTCGATGCCGCTGATGGTGGTGAATTGTTCGACGCCGCATTTGTCGTTCCATGTGCTCAGCGCCTGCGTGTAGCCCTGCGGGTTCGGGTCGATGATCTGCAGGAGTCCGAGCCGGGCCGTGGTTTCGACGAGCTTGTCGCGTTTGATGCCGTGGAGATGGCCGTGGAGCCATGTCATGCGCTTGTCTGCTGATGCGGCGGCGTATTCCTCGAGCGCGTGCCTGCGGGCGTCGCGTTCGGCCTGTTCGGCGGCCCGTCGGGCTTCCTTTTCGGCGATGGCGGTCTTGTCGCGGCGGGTCCAGAGGTAGACCTGCTGCGACGTTTCGTGGATGGACACGGCGGCCGGGTTCTGTTCTCGGATCCTTTCGATGGCTTCTTCGGGGGTGCCGGTGGATGGGAACATGCAGCCGATGTAGCGCCATTCCGGGTCGCCGTAGGGCTTCTCGGGGTCGGGGATGAGGTTGATGCCGCTGTCGGGCTCCCCGAGGAGCGCGGCGACTGATTCGACCCATTGCCGGTCGTTCTCATCGCGTTCGATACGGCTGAGGGTGTAGTCGAAGTTCGAGGTGCCCGCCGCCTGCGCGAGCTCCTTCTGCCTGTCCGGCTGGCCGTCATATCGCGCGATGGCCACGAGCTGACCGATGGAGATCTGGCCGAAATCGTCGCGTGTCCGCCTGACCTCGGTCTTGATCCCGGCGACCTTGGCGCGGTCACGCACATAGTCGCCGCTTCGGCCGAGCCTGTGCGCGACGCCGGCGGTAGTGGCTCCGAGGTCGAGCATGCCCTGGATGGCGTCAGCCTCCTCCAACACGGTGAGCTGTTCGCGCTGGCAGTTCTCGGTGACCATGGCCTCCAACTGCTGCAATGGGTCGAGGTCAAGCACGAAGCATGGGACAGCTACGATTCCGGCATATTTGCATGCGGCGAGCCTGCGGTGGCCGGCGATGACCCTGTAGCGCTCGCCGTTGGGTACGACGCTGAGGGGTGTGAGGAGGCCGTTGGTTTTGATGCTGGCGGCGAGGTCGGTCACGTCGCCGATGTTTTTGCGTGGATTGTCGGGGTGGGGGTCAATCAGGCTCGTGTTGATGAGCTTGATTTCGTTGCTTTGGTAGTTGCTCATTGCTTCTCCTTGCTGGTTTCTTGGTTGTTGAGTTCGTCGGCGCATGCCTGGCATGCCTGCCACCATTCGCTTGGGTTGCCGTTGCGGAGACTTCCGGTGTGGTCGTATGCGTCCTCGTGTGGATCCATGAGCTGGTGGACGTGTTCGCAGTTCCAGGTGTGCTTGTGCTGGCGTGCGGGTGTGATGGGTTCCGGCGCCCATGTCTCCCATTGGTCGCGGAGCCATGTGTTGAGTCGTGGGATGTGGCCGCTGCGGATTTGGCCGTCGTTGACGGCATGCTTGTAGCGGCGGAGCGCGGTCTGTAGGCGGGTCAGTTCGACGGGGTTTCCGGCGATGGCCGCGTACAGGGCTCTGGCTTCGGCTTCGGTCTTGCGGCCTTTCGCGCCGACGGATCCGGGATAGGTTTCGGCGAAATGGTCGAAGCCGGCGTCCGGCGTATCGGTTTGCTTCGAGGTGCTGGCGGGAGGGGTCGGAGAGGGTATATCGGTATAGGTATCGGTTTTATGCCATGTTTTTGCTTGGCTGTCCCCTAGCAACTTGCTAGAAGGTTTGCTACCGTTTTGCTCTCCGTTTGCTTGGCTGTTTTCCGGCAAGTCGCCCGACGTTTGCTTGGCCTTTTGGTTGGCGGCCTTACGGCGGCCTCCCTTGCTTCCGGCTTTTCGGCGCGCCTCGCGTTGCTCTTCGGTCAGCACTCGTGGCTCCCTGCAGATGCCTTCGGCGTAGACGGGACGCCATCCGCCGTCGTGCTCCTCCATGAGTCCCGCATCGATGAGCTGCTGGAGCTGGCGCATGGTGCCTCCGGCGTCCTTGAGGTCGAGCTGGTCGAAGTGGCCGGGATACGCCGACGGGTCCTTCGATTGCATCGAGACGCCTTTGGAGTGGATGACGCAGAGTTTGACCCACAGGCCCACGGTGGCGAGCGGTAGGCGTCGGATGCGCCTGTCGTCGGCCATCTGGTCGTCGATGATGAACCACATTCTTCTTCTCCTTCCGTGGTTCGGGTTCCTTGGAGGCTTAGCCGATCTCGCCGGTGTCCGGGTCGATGGACGCCTCCACGTCGCCATCCTCCATGTCGAGGCTGCGGCGCAGGTCGCCGATGAGGATCATCTGCCGTGACGTGGCGGGCTTGGCGCACATGTTCTCCATGGCCAGGCCGGCGTCGAGGATGCGCTGAGCGAGGTCTGCGCAGTCGTACACGGCTTCGGTGATGGCGTGGATGCCGCCCCACTTGTCGATGTGCTCCTGCTTGTTTTTGGTGTCCATGACGGTGCGGCATGCCTTGAGCACGACGGCCGCGGCCTTGGTGACCTGCTGCGTCTTGCCGATGAGGTCGATGAGCGTGTCCGGTGTCGCTTCCTGCGGGATGAGCACCTGCTGTTTGCTGGCTTTCATTGCTTCCTCCTTTAGAATTCCGGATCCGGATCCGGTTTGCCGAAGTCCCCAAATGACGATTGGTCGGCCGCCGGCGCGCCCCACGGATCATCGGCCGGCGGCGCGGCGGGTTGCTGTGTCTGCGCCGACTGTTGCGGCCGTTGGCTCCAGCCACCGACGCCGGTGTTGACGGTCGGCTGCGGCGATGCGGGGTTGCCGTAGACGGGACCGCCCTGGCGGCTGATGCGGGCGACCTGCGCCGTCGCGTACCGCAGCGATGGCCCGATTTCGTCGACCTGCAGCTCCACGACGGTCCGATTGGTGCCGTCCTGCGCCTGATACGAGTGCTGCTTGAGCCTGCCTTGGGCGATGACCCGCATACCCTTGGACAAAGATTGGATGCAATGCTGCGCGAGGTCGTTCCATGCCGAACAGCGGAGGAAGAGCGCGTCTCCGTCCTCGTACTGTCCGGTCTGCCGGTTGTATTGGCGTGGCGTGTTGGCGATGGTGAAGCTGGCGACCTGCGCGCCCTGGCCGGTGGTCCTCAGTTCCGGATCCGCGGTGAGGTTGCCGACGATGGTGATGACGGTCTCCCCTATGGCCATGTCAGGCTCCCTTCACATATCCAGCCGGTTCCGGGCCGAGCTGGCTTGGATCCTTGGCCTTCCACGCGCATTTCGCGCGCAGGCATCCGGCCTCGCGGTCGATGACGATCTCGCCGAAGCGCGCCGGCGCGACCATGGTGAGGTTCCAGCCACGGTCGCGGTTGAGCGCGCTGATGGTCTCGTACAGTTCGCCGATCAGATCGGCGGCCGTCATGCCGACGCTGGCCGGCGTAAGCGGCCATTCGAACCACTTCTCGCCTTCCGGCCTGCTTGGTGTTTTGCTTGGCAACGTTTGCCTCCTTTGGATTGATGTCGTGCCGGGACGCGGATTCGAACCGCGCATCCATCCGCCGACGTGACCTCAACACGCCGATCCATGGCGCCCGCATCCTGTCGCGGGCCCCGGCGAAGGCCGGACGGGAGGAGAAGAGAGAAGATGACCCGTCCGGCTGGTTTTAACGTCTTTTCCTTGACGCGCGGGCGGTTCCGGCATGGCCGCGCATGACGAACCACGTCCATGCCGCAATGTGTGCGGAACCGTCCAAGTCCTTCACTGCCGTTGCTCGTCCAGCCATCGCATGAAGCGGGGGTCGGAGCACAGGCGACGCATGATGACGGCCGTCGGGATGAGCACCGCGAACGGCGCGGCGATGAGATGTTCGATGGGGTGCGTGCACGCCGGCGTGCAATACAGCACCCACATGGCCAGCAACCACACCGCGAAGATCAGCTGGTGCAGGATGACGTGGGCAAGGGCCTTCATCACATCAGCTCCTTGTTGATGGTGTCGATAACGATGTCCACGAGGTCGGCCACGTCGAGATCGACGCATCCGACGATGTGACCGAGCGAACGCCTTGCTTCGATTTCGTCCCATAAGTCGCCGCAGGCCGGACGGATGGCGTCGCCCCCGTCCTCAAATTCCCTGAATATCGCTTCGACGCAGGCTTTGCGGATGTCGCTCATTTGTCCTCCTTTTCTTCCCATGGGTCAGGCCACGGGGTATCGGTACGCCAGTCGTTGTCAGTCATCACGCACCCACCTCTTCCTCGTATTCGGCCGTGCACTGGTACAGGTGTTGCGCGAAATAGGCGATCATCTGCTCCTTCGGATACATGACGATCCGTCCGACCTTTACGAACTTCGGGCCGATGCCCGCGCTACGCCAGTACGCCAGAGTGCCTTCCTTGATGCCGCAGTTGTCCGCGATGTCCTTCGTTGTGTTCATCGGCTTCAACGCCGCCGCCAATGCGGCGAACACCCTGACTTTGTTTCCTTCGAATTCGAAAGGCTGGATTTCATTGTTCATTGGATTCTCCTTGGATTTTTGATTGCTCCTTCGCATATGCTTGTGATGTTCAATCCGAGCATGAAAGGAGGTGAAATGGATAAGAGCTTTCTTAAAATCGATGGTGTTGTGCTTCCGGGCGCTCCAGATTTCCTTGTCGAACAGTTCAACGAAATCGAGGAGATTCTGAAAGGAATGAAGCCCGGAGAACGCAAAAGCAGAACCTTCATTGCGAGAACCAACGATGACAAAGAGAACATAATCACCGTTTCTCTGCATTGCGGTACCACAATGAGCCTCGACATCATCGATGATGGTTCCGATGCTTATCAAGCGTGTGCTGAACGCTTGAAGAACTAAGGACCGTTCTCTTAAAATCTCTCGAACCATCTTCTGAATCGCCGTCCGCGAGAGAGAGTTCCAATTCCTCGCGGACGGCTTTCCTTATCGCGCCAAGCATCGCCGGGTGCAGGCGCTCGAACTCCTCAACGGAAATCGGGTTCGTGGATTCATCCGGTGTCTCGGCCGGAATGTTGATGCTCATTTCGGATTCTCCTTTCGATTCATGCGTCGGCGAGCGCCGGTTGCTTATGGTTTGATTTGGTTGATGTCGTCGATTGCGGTTCTTTTTCTTCTGAATTTGCTGCAATGAAGATGTCAAGACCGTCTTGCCATTTCAATGCCGGAGCAATCTTGTCGAGAACGCGAATCGGCCATTCCCGTTGATTGCGCATGTATCGATTCATGACGACCCGATTGATTCCAACTGCGTCGGCGACGCCGGATTGAGTGATTCCAAGTCGAGCCATCCTGACTTTTATTGCCTGTGTCACGTATTCATTGCTTGTCACATCACCTCCATTCCCCGAATATTCGGGACTTTATTCGACGTTTACCGGATATTCGGTGAACATGCTTTCAATGTACTCCCGAGTATTCGGTATGGCAAATTCGACACGCCGAACGGCGTAAAGATGTAACTTCCCGAAAATTCGAATACAGTCATCGCTATGGACAGCAGTACAACACGCACCGATCTGGTGATTTGCAAATATATCAGCCAAGCAATGGAAGCCAATGGCATTACCCAGGCCAACCTCTCCAAGGCCCTTGAAGGACGATCAAAAGGCTATATCAGCGACCGAGTACTCGGTAAAAGAAGTTGGGCAATCAGCGAGTTAGACAGACTCGCTCCACTCTTTGGGCTTCCGGACGCTCTTTCACTGGTTGCGGCAGCCTGTGGATCAATCTCCAGCGAAGCCGCCCGCGCCTACGAAGCCCGCGAGCGCGAGTCTCAGATCACCGATGATCTCATCGACCGTATCGCCGCGCATCCCGAAGACTATGACGTGGCCGCCAACAGGGATTCGAACGCACGCCTCGAAGCCGAAACGCCGGACGATTGATGGATTGAAAGGAACACGAATGACCGAATACAACCTGTATTGCGATGAAAGCTGTCATCTGGAACATGACGACAGCGACGTGATGGTCCTTGGAGCCCTCATTATACCCAAGGATAAAAGGCAGGAAATCACAGAGAATATTCTCCAGATCAAGGCACGTTACGGTGTCAAGGCACGCACGGAAGTGAAGTGGACGAAGGCCAGCATGCCGAAAATCGACCTGTACAAGGATTTGCTGAACTGCTTCTTCCTGGATGACGACATGAGGTTCCGTGTTCTGGTGGCCAAGAAGACACGTCTGAATCATGAGGCATGGTCCCAGTCACACAACGATTGGTACTACAAGATGTATTTCACCATGCTGAACAGGCTGTTCGATTCCACGAACACCTACAACGTGTACGTGGACATCAAGGACACGCACTCCGCGCAACGTACCGAGAAACTGGAGGAAGTGCTAGCAAACAGCCACTACGACTTCAACCACGAATGCATCAAGAAAGTGCAACCAATCCGTTCAGACGAAGTGCAAATGATGCAAATCACCGACGTGATCAACGGAGCCGTATGCAGGGCGAACCGGACGACCATCCCCCAACCATCAGGCGCGAAAGCTGAAATCATCGACTACATACGCATGAGATCAAAGCTCCGACTCACCCAGTCAACGACCTTGGGCACGCGCAAGTTCAACATCTTCGTCTGGGAAGGACGGAACGCATGACACCGCATTGGACACCGGAGCTCGTAACCAAATCCCCGATAGAAGACTTTGCCGTATATGAGGATAGGATTTATGCAATCTTCAGACATGACTTCATAGATTCACATCCATCATTCGACGGCCTCAGAGTTTCCGTACGCCGCCAGAAAGAGGAGACCGACGGAAAATGGGCTGGGTTTTTCCACATCACCAGCGTCGAAGACTACACAACCGGCGAGAGGAATGTCGATCTGCGTAGATGTGAGCGGATCAGGTTTCCACGGAAGACGATTGACAACGCAAAGGATTGTCCGCAATGCCATTATGAGGTATGTGATGCGCCATTAATCTGGAGGAAGCATAAGCATGGCCGCGATAGGTTATATATCCTCATTGAATCAGAACGGTATCTAGTCGTGCTGGAACCACATAAGGACAGAGGCTACTGCATGTTGGTCACCGCCTACTACGTCGACCATGATCATAGCTTCAACAAACTTCTGAAAGAATATGATCAGTCAAGTTTGAACGGGAATTGCGTTCAATAAAAAGCAAGGGCCGCCGCAGCGACCCTGGAGACTCCTTCTACAACTCGGTAGATGAGCTGATTCAAGCATCACATACGACACTCCAACTGTCAAGCAGAACTTGACAAACAGCAAAAAAGTACTTCTCGAAAAACAATACTTCCGGAAGAGAGGAATGTGGATAACAAGACCATCGCGGAGCTTCACCGGAACGCGGAATCCATGGGTCTGTCAGTCATGTCACGCGACCTTCCCCGTGACATATGCGGCCTATACGACGATCGACACAAACTCATTCTGCTGGCCGACTGGCTCAACCAGCGCCAGCGCCGTTGCACGCTGTGCCATGAGCTCATCCACGCGAAACACCACGATCCAGGCTGTGGTAGCCAATACGGGTTGAAGTGCGAGCGCCGGTGTCGCAGGGAGACCGCGCTGGCGTTGATCAGTCCCGTGGACTATGGCATGGTGGAGCAGATATACGAAGGCAATACGTGGATGATGGCCGTGGAATTGGGCGTCACCATCCAAGTACTGTCGGACTATCGGCAGCTGTTGTACGATTCCGGCGTGTGCGTGCAATAAAAGAAGTTCAGCGTCCACATACCGCGACGGGAAACAAAAAAGGGTCCCGCCCGAACACAGTCGGACGGAACCCAAGGAACCAACAATCAGCATTTCCGTTTTCACCAAAATGAGGTTCCACGCACAGTGTAGCGCGGATCCTCGGAAAGAGACAACCATGGCCAGAGCGTTCGTAGACGACAGATGGCTCAAAAACGACGAGGACGGCAACCCGCCCAGCAGGGCCGCGAAACAGTCGCTGGCCAATGCGAAGGATCCGATGAAAGCCAATGTGCCCGGCAAATGGCGGTCCGCGCTGTACGGCCAAGGCTCACGGTGGAGATGCCGCTGGTACACGCTTCGAGACGGCAAACGCGTCCAGAAATCACGGAACTTCGCCAAGCTCCGTGACGCTGAGGAATACGCAGCGGCCATCGAGGACGACATCAGACGCGGCAAATACCGCGACCCGCAGCAGGAACTACGCATCTTCCGGGACGTTGCCTCCGAATGGACGGACGGCAAGATGGATATCAAACAGGGCACTTTGGGCAGATACCGCCGCGAATTGCGCGTTTATATCAACCCCAAGTGGGGCGATCGCACACTGAGGGAAATCCAACGCGACGAACTGCAACAGTGGGTCACGCAGCTCACCGAAGGCGGGTATCCCGCCGAACTGCAGGACGATCGCGAATCGAAGCCATTGAGTCCACGCAGCATCCGCAACATCGTCAAGGTCGTCATGGGCGGTGTCATGGAATTCGCTTTGGAGCACGGCTGGATTGGCGAGAACCCCATTGAAAAGGTCACCGTGCCGCGCATCACGCAATCCGATGACGACATGGTGTTCCTTACCGTCGAGGAGGTGGAGTTGCTGGCCGGCATGGCCGAACGGGCAGGACGGCCGGTAGACGGGCTGATCGTCCGCTGGCAGGCATACACCGGTGCCCGCATTGGCGAGACGCTGGCACTCAAATGCGGCGACGTGGATGTGGATTCACGCAGGGCGCGCATCCGCCGCACTTGGACCGACGACGGCAAAGGCAGGCTTGTGCTGGGCACGCCGAAGAACGGCAAACCGCGCAGCATCGCCATACCCAGATTCCTTATACCGTCCATCGAACGGCAGATGGATGGCATGGGCGACGACGACTGGCTGTTCCGCGCGGCAAGAGGCGGGAACCTGTGGACGAACACGTGGCGGACGCGTGTCTGGCGAAAGGCCGTCCGACTGGCCGGCATGGAGGACGAGGGCGTGACCATCCATAGTTTGAGGCATAGCTATGCGAGCTTTGCGATTGCTCAAGGCGCGGATGTGAAGACCCTACAGATGCAGCTCGGCCACTCCTCACCCAGCATCACGCTGAACACATACACGGCTCTCTGGCCGGAACGATTGGACGATGTGGCGGACGCGATTGGCGAGCTGCGCGCTGAACAGTTGAAGACCGTCTAGACGCGGAGGTTGCGCGGTCATCGTGTCGAATCGTGTCGATAGCCTACGGCCAAGAAAAAATAAAGCCTTGGAAACGTAATGTTTCCAAGGCTTCCGGTCGGGCTGACAGGATTTGAACCTGCGACATTCTGCTCCCAAAGCAGACGCGCTACCAAACTGCGCTACAGCCCGTTCCTGCTCGCTTTCAGCGAACCCGCATCGCGGAATCGCATCATGTGAACACGAATTTCTATTATAGCGTATGGTTGGACAACGACAGGCTTACAATAGCGTTTCGGAGGGGAGAGTGGC